CTAGGTGCTTCTACATTTGCTGAACATTCGATAGCAAATCAAGGAGTTCTATTCTTTGGTGTATCAGAACAAAGTGGTATATCATCAACTGCTAATGCAGGTGTAGGAATTATGTCTGGTGTTGCCACAATGGATGGCAACTTCACAGCAACAACGGCTGCAATATATATCTCTGGCAGTACAAATGCCGAAATGAGTTTTAGTGGAGTGCAAAGCGAATCAACAGGTTTCTTAGTTAATCTAGGTGTATCTAGTATGGAATCTGCATTTACAGAAACATCAAATGGTATTATGATAGGATCAGGTGTCGCAACAAAAGATTTTAATATGACACAAACATCTACAGGTGGTTTATTATATGAAAACATCAATGCAGGTGCAACAGAAGAAGAATATACAACCATTTCACCAAGTGGTACAGAAAGTTGGACAACAGTAACTCCGTCTGGGTCAGAGACTTGGACAGAGATAGAAGTGTGAGGTAAACATGGCAAGTACATATACAGCCAATAGTGGTATAGAAAAAATAGGTGCTGGTGAACAAGCGGGAGCTTGGGGTACAACCACAAACAATAACTTAGATATACTCGACAGAGCTATTAATGGTATAGGTGCGATAACCTTATCTGGTACAACACATACTCTTACAACGAGTGATGGTACATTATCAGATGGTGGCTATAAAGTTCTTGTTTTAGGTGGTTCTCCATCTGGTACAAATACAATTACTATATCTCCAAATGACCAGGATAAAGTTTATATAGTGCAAAACGGTACAAGTCAGACTGCCACATTTACACAAGGTTCTGGTGCTAATGTTTCTGTAGTTGCTGGATCAAAGAAGATTATTTATGCAGATGGTGCAGGATCTGGTGCAGCCGTAATTGATGTAACAGATGCTTTGGATATAGCATCACTTAGAATAGCTGGTACTGCCGTTACATCTACAGCAGCCGAACTAAATATATTAGATGGTGTAACATCTACGGCAACAGAATTAAATCTCATGGATGGTGGTACAAGTGCAGGCACTACGGCAGTTGCAGCAGGTGATGGTATTGTAACCAACGATGGTGGCACAATGAGACAAACTACTGCTGCTACGTTTTCTACATATTTTAATGCAAATGCTTTTTCTGCACCAACTGCTTTAAGTTTGTCTGGTACAACAACTTTAACACCTAGTGCAGCACAATCTATTTATCAAAGGCTTACAGTAGCAAGTGGCAGTCAGACATTAAGAGTTGCGGTAACAAACTTGATAGCTGGTCAATATGTAATTATTGACAAAACATCTAGTGCTAATAGCCTAACCATAGACTGGAATAATGATAGTGCTGTTACTTCACAAGGAGTATCTTTAGGTAGTAGTGTTGAATTTGCAATAGGCGTGTTTAACGGAACAAGTTTTTCTTTTGTAGAAACAATTAAGTTTTAGGTGTTAAATGAGTATACCATTAGTAGCAAACTTAGGATTTACCGAAGTTGATTCAGCAGGCACACTTAATGACAAAGCTGGAACAGCTAAAAGTAAATTACCTATACAACTATTTAAATTAACCGATAATGTATCAGGTAATCTAACTATGACAAACGATTCGGCTCATAAAAAAATTATTATAGATACTAACGGCAATACAATTCTTAATTCTTCTGGATCACCAATTACAAATAATTCTAGTACATCGGTTGAATTAATAGGAAGTGGTAACGTACAATCTACTCTTAAAACATTTACAAGTTCTGTAGCGAGTACAAGTAATACGGGTACAACTACAATTAGTGAAGCAGATAATAGCACAGTTGCTGTTGCTGATGATGCTCATACTTTTGACACAGCATTAGTTGATGATAATAGAAGTGCTGGTAGTGGTACTAGTTTTGGAGATGGTAACACCACAGTAACAAAACCAAACACGGGAAGCACTGCTGGCTTGATGGTTAGTGAACATTATTATACCACAGCTTATGCAACTTTTTTTGGTGGTGTAGGACTTACTAATATAAACAGATCAGATTTTGCTATGTCTTTTACTCATGCTTTTTTAGAAGATGGTACACCTATAAGTGGTGCTATTGTTGGACCTAGTGGACCTAGTACATTTGATGGAGTATCCGCAGATCAACCAGATACAAACACAACACATTCTCATGCTGGTGAAACTTATCGTTTTATGAGATGGGATAGTGCGTTAGTAGGAGTCAATAGTGGTAATGCTGGTACTTTTGCAATAGAAATGTTCATAGATTCTGCAACTGGTAAAGCAGTTGTTGCGATAATAGGTGGTCGTGGAGCATTTAACCAAATTAAAAATGTTGATGTTGTTGGTCCAACAGCAGGTAGACGTTTTACATTTACAAATAATTTAGCAATATCATGTGTATTATCTGGTGCAGATCCATATGATGGTGTTACAGTAAGTGCAGGTGCAACTGCTGTTGCTAACAGAGATTCAACAGATGGATCATTTAGTATAACTGGCACAATATCTGGCAGTGATGGAAGTAGCCAACCATATGCTTTAAAAGATGTAAATGATGGTACTGGTAGTATAGTTGTGTCAAGTCATACGGGAACAAGATCAGTGAGTGCTTTTTAAATGCCAATAACAAAATTAAAATTTAAACCAGGAGTTATTTCTGACATTACATCTGAAAGTAATGAAGGTGGCTTTGTTGATGGTGATAAAGTAAGATTTAGATTTGGTTTTCCAGAAAAGTTTGGTGGATGGACAAAATACAGTCCTAATACTATTCAAGGATCAGCAAGGCGTTTACATAATTGGGTTGCTCTTGATGGTTCCGATTTTATGGGCATTGGCACACATCTCAAGTATTATATAGAAGAAGGTCAGACATTTAACGATGTAACACCTATCCGAAGCACAACATCAGCGGGTGATGTAACTTTTTCTGCAACCAATGGATCAACAACAGTAACAGTAATAGATCCAGCACATGGTGCAAACGTAGGTGACTTTGTAACTTTTTCTGGTGCCGCTACGCTAGGTGGTACAATAACAGCCACAATATTAAATGCAGAGTTTCAAGTTGCATCTTTAATAAGTTCCAACTCTTATACAATTACATCTTCTGTTGCAGCTAATTCATCAGACACTGGTAGTGGTGGTGGCAGTACAGTTGGTGCATATCAAATTAACACAGGTCTTGATGTTACAGTTGGTGGAACTGGTTGGGGTGCTGGACAATGGAGTGGTACAACATCTGGTGCTTTGGCAACACAGCTTAATGAAGCTTTAGATGATAGTGAGACTGCCGTTGATGTAGATGATGAAACTGGTATGAACACAGCTAATGATGTTATTCTTGTAGATAATGAGCTTATGCTTGTATCGGCAACCACGGATGACAATACAATGACCGTAGCTCGTGGACATAGTGGCACGGATGCCGTTGAACATGCAGATAATACTCTTGTTAGATTAGCCGTAGGTAATGCAGATTCTGCCAATGATTTTGTTGGGTGGGGTAATGCAGCGAGTGTCACGGTTCCTGGTGCACAGATTAGATTGTGGTCACACGATAATTTTGGTGAAGATATAATTATAAATCCAAAAGATAGCGGTATTTTTTATTGGGATAAGACAAATGGATTATCTAACAGAGCGGTAGAGTTAAGCACGATTAGTGGTACAAAGACCAGTGTTCCACAAGTTGCTAAACAGATACTTGTATCAGACCAAGACAGACATGTTATTGCTTTTGGTTGTGATGGATTTGGTGCAAATAGTGCAGCGACACAAGGCAGTGGGGTACAAGATCCATTGCTTATTAGATTCTCATCACAAGAAAATCCTATTGATTGGTTTCCAACTGCTACAAACACGGCAGGTGATTTAAGACTTGGTGGTGGATCAACCTTTGTTCAAGCCGTAGAAACAAAGCAACAGATACTTGTGTTTACTAATAAAACATTACACGCCATGAAATTTATAGGCCCACCATTTACATTTGGTTTGCAAGAACTATCTAAAAATATAACAATCATGAGTCCTTTTTCTGCAATAGCTGTTGAGGATGCTGTATTCTGGATGGGCGTAGATACATTTTATGTATATGCAGGTGGTCAAACTGTTCAACTGCCGTGTACTGTAAAAGACAAAGTGTTTTTAGATTTTAACTTTGAAGAACGAGACAAGGTTCATCTTCTCCCTTCCCAGATCGGAAGAAAAATCTAGCACAGAAATAGATTCGTATGTTGCGTATAATTATCAAGAAAAAGTTTGGTATTATGGAACACTTGCAAGACAAGCATGGCTTGACAGAGGTATAAGAACATTGCCTATGGCAACTGGTGGTTCCTATTTATATAACCATGAGGTAGGTTATGATGATGATGGATCTGCTATGACATCATTTATAGAATCAGCACCAATAGATATAGGTGATGGAGATAAATTTGTATTCTTAAAAAGAGTTATACCAGATGTTACATTTGATGGATCAACCAGTGTAAACCCAGACGTATCATTTACAATGAAGGCAAAGAACTTTCCAGGGTCAAACTTTAATGAAACAACGGAAGGTGCGACACAAAGATCAGCTACAAGTCCAATAGAGCAGTTTACAGAAAAGCTGGACTACAGATTAAGAGGTAGATCTTTTGCTTTAAGAATAGATTCTACATCATTGGGTACAAAATATAAGTTGGGTACGCCAAGAGTTGACATACGAGAGGATGGTAGAAGATAATGTTAATAACTAGTATTCCTCAGTACATACAAGGTTTAACAAACGCAAAACTTGATTTAACTAATACAAATGATACAGTTTTATATACTACACCAAGTGATGCAGACTTCAATGCGTCCATTGTTAGTTCAATACTTGTATCTAATGATTCTGGTAGTGCTGATACAATAACAGTAACACTCATTTCTGGATCAGATACTTTTAGTGTTTTTAAATTGGAAGAAGTTGGTGCAGTAAGCACAAAAGAGTTATTATTAAAAGACTTAATTTTACAAGGTGGAGAAATAATAAAAGTACAAGCGGCAACTGGAGGAAGACTTCATGTTGTGGCAAGTATACAAGAACTATCGAAGACAAGAGTGACAACAAGTGCGTTAGCACAGATATAGTATTGAAGAAACAACAAATTATTGGTATTATAAGCTATGGGTATATTTAAGAACATCACAAAAGTTTTGAAAAAAGCTGCACCTATTATCGGTGGTACGATAGGATTTGCAATAGGTGGTCCGATGGGGTCTGCCGCATTAGGAGCAGCCTTTGGTTCTGGTATTGGTACTTTAGTGGGTGGAGGTGATACAGACGATGCTTTAAAAGCTGCCTC